ATCGTCTATTTTGCCGAGGGTGGATATGCTTGCTTCGAAAGAGGATCTATTAAGCCGTTGTTGTATGGTAATATGGAAAATGAAGAGTTTGAAGAAGCATATTCTAAGTGTCTTCGTTGTCATGAGTATGCCAAATGTGGTAATCTTGAGAAGTACGAGAATATGTCGGAGAATGATTATGAAGCTCTTCTTGTGCAGTGCATTGAGAAGGCACAAATGTTGAAGACAACCTGCAAAGGTGTTGTTGAGAAGAACATTCTTAGCCGAAAGCTTGATGTTCTTCGTCAATGGCAGGCAACATTTCGCCAAACTCGTGTACAAGGCGGTTTGCGTGAAGCACCATATTCGATTGGAGTTTTTGGAGGTACAGCAGTAGGTAAATCAACCATTGCCAACATTTTGATGGTAACTACGTTGTTATACAATAACTACTGTGCTTCTGACGATAGAATTGTCACTTTGAATGAGGCTGACAAATTTATGTCAAATTTCCGATCTTATACTAATGGTGTTTTGATTGACGATATTGGTAATACAAAAGCCGAATTCGTCGAGCGTGCTCCTACATCTCTCATGATTCAGTTGGTCAATAATGTTCGTATGTATGCGAATATGGCCGAAGCTGATATGAAAGGCAAAGTTTCAGTAGAACCGAAAGCTGTTATTGGAACTAAGAACGTTAAGGACACGTGCGCCACCGTTTATTCCAACGAGCCTGCTTCAGTTACACGTCGTGATCGCATTACGCTCACTTGTAAAGTGAAGCTAGAATATGCTGTTCATGATATGTTGAATGAAGATAAGATTCGTGCTGCTCTCCTAATGGTTCACCACTGATTCCCGATTTTTGGGATATCACAGTTGAAAAATCATATCCTATTCCACATCCAGTTAAAGGAAAAGCAGCAATCGTTGGATGGGAGGTCGTTGAGTTTCAAGGAAAACCTCTCGAGGATATTGGATTGCCAGAGTTGATTCGTTGGATTGGACAAGACTCCAAAAAGTTTTATGCCAGTCAGAAGGACTTCGTTGCCAAGAATAATAATCTTGACAAACAAATTCAGCTCTGTCCAGAATGTCGATTTCCTACACCAGATGTTTGTATTTGTGCTCGAGAAAATCCTATCTACCTTCATAAGATGGATTCTCACTGTATTACAGGATACTGTACACGTTGTGAGGCTCATCATGAGGAGGAAGAGGAAGAATTTTTCGAAAGTCATGAGGAGGAAGAGGAGGAAATCCTCGAAAATCAGATTGGTGAAAGGATTGTCGCCGCCATGTTACCCAAAGTTCGTAAATGGGATCGATGGTGTCGGCCACGCATCGCATACTGGACCGACGAGATGGAGAAGAAATCAGTCGAGATGCTTCTGAAGCGCCTTGACTGGCTTGAAAATTCTCGTTGGGTTTGTTGGACAAACTGGATTCCAAAAGAGTGGGTTGAAAAAGATTGGATGAAAAACGTAGTGTGGTTCACTCGTGAGACTGAATTGCGCGAACGTATTCGTCGTTCTTATCTTAACCATCTTTTGGGTATTGGAGTTTGCTTTTTCTTCATTTTTTCTATTCATTCTTGTTTCTTACCAATGCTTGTTTTCCCAATAATGGGTATTTCAGGTGTGGTGGAATTTGAGAAGAAGAGGATGTATGAGGAAGTAGCGGCTGATAATGAAGCCATGCCCAAAGTCTTCAAGATGTACC